ATGTCAAAGACAGTTGAGTTCTATATTCAAAAAGCTTTTGAGGATTATAAAAATAATGCGCCTAGAAAATCTGCATAAAATTATTTCTTTAATCCAAGAAGATAAATTTAATGAGTACGGTCCAGTACATCCGCAAATGCAAAAAATTGCGGATGCCTGGTCGGCATTTTTAAATACACCAATACGAGGCTGGCAGGTTCCTGTCATGTATGCTTTAGCAAAAGCGATGAGAGCTAGCCATGCCTACAAGGAAGATAATTATATCGATGCCATAAATTATCTGATGATAGCTGATGAGATCCATAGAGAAGATAGTTCGGAGTTGGAGGAAAAATAAAAATGTGCCGATGGATTATAGAACTTTCAAATTATCTTTGGAACTTAGCCATCACGATACATTTAACAAAGAGGAATGGTGCCAGCAGCTGTACCAAATTTATTTAAATGAGTTCAAACGATAAAGTAATTTTATTTCCAAATCCAAGAGGTGCAAACGTAGCAGCTTTAAAACAGAAAAAAATTATTATTGAAACAGCAGGAACACTTACTTTCAAAATGGAAAATAAGACCTGGGATATTACTCCGATCTTTGACCATGAATTAGAAATTTTATCCGAATTTGGCGAAACAATAAGTTTCGCACCTGAGATAGCTTCAAGATTAATAGCCACTTTAGCTACAACCATACTCAGAAATAGGCTTGTAACAGACGAGGAATATTAAATGAAAAAGACTAGAAAAACTTATCATTCATTAGACCAAAGAACTTTCTTAGATAAAAAGACTGGGCCTTGGTGTCAGTTAGATAACAGCAATTGGTTTGTAAAAAAATACCAAGGCAAAATGCAGTTCTACCTAAATATGGCAGACAGTAAATATCAAGCTATGCCAGAGGCATGCTTTGAAAGCACTTTTGCTAATTCAAAAAAATATAACGAAAAAGAAATCAGACAACAGATTTCTAAATTTGTGGAGGAACATCATGCAAGCTAAGCGATTACGAAGTGAAGCACAAAACGAATTTAATAAAATGATAGGTGCAAACCTACGATTTTTAAGAGTAGCTAAAAAATTAAGGTTACATCAAGTAGGAAAAATTTTGGATGTTCGTTTTCAACAAGTTCAAAAATATGAATCTGGAGTAAATGCTGTATCTGCCTGGAGGTTAAAGCAGTTTTCAGATTTATTTGAAGTTTCAATACGCAATATTCTTGATCCTGATTATATAAAAAAAATGCACGCCATGGAGGAGGCAAAGTTCTTTGGTGACGGTGAAGTAAAACCAAAAGATTATTTTGACGCTTACAGCAGACAAAAAAATATCGATCAACAAATGCAACGTGAAGAATATTTAGATTCTTTTAAAAGTGAGGTGATATGCCAAAGATAATAAAAGCTGATGTTATTAGAATAGTAAGCACACTTAACAAGGATAAGACTAGGTTTATATCTATCGAAGAGTTGCAAGATAAAGGTAAGCCAAAAATGTTATGTAAAATTTTATACAATCACAGAGCAACCACTTCACATCGTATAGATTTTGGTTATCCAAAAAAAGAAAAAAAGAAAAAACTAAGCTTAAAAAATTTTATTAATAATAATAACTATCCGATCAACCATCTTAATTTAAATGATCCTACAATAAGAAATTTAATTCATTTAAGGTTTTTGAGAGGTGGTAAATGAATGCAATCATTAAAACTATTTCTGCTTCTGCTGATCTTAAAATTGTTGAAGAGTATGCGACTGAACAAGATGCGCAGAATGGTGAGCCTGTCCAAAAAAGAGATGTCGAAGTTTCAAATTATAAAATTCAAAACGTCAAATACAAACTAAAGGATTTAATAAAAAATGATTGAATATGATGTAAAGATCACCAGGCTAAAAAGAAGGTACCAAGGCTTGGCTAGAGTAGCTGCTGCTATTAACGATTTGTATCTTTATGGTGTTTATCCTTCCAATTATCCAAACCTATCTGTTGTTTTAGAGCAGGCTAAGGATCATGTGAAGAACACTATTAAAGAAACTAAATATGAAATTGCCTTATTGGAAGATCCAAAAACGCAATATGACTTAACCGCAAACGATAACCTGGAGGAAATCAATGACCATGACGAATAGTGAATTTTTTAAAAATGTAGGAATACCAGATAGAGAAGCTGAATTAAAAGATGTAAGTAAATCGGCACTTTTTAATAGGATTATTGAATTAGAAGATGATTTAATTTTAGCTAAAGATGAAAGAGATATTAATTACAAAGAAAATTCTGAATCTTTATTAGAAATAGACAAATTAAAAAAAGATAAAAGCGATTTATGTATGGATGTGGTGGAGTTGCAGCAGCGCAATGAAGCACATTTTCAAAATGAAAAAAGACTGCTTGAAGAAAATGAAAATTTAAAAGTTTTAATTTCTCAATTACAGCAGGATGGTAAAAAACTTACTGAAGAAAATTTTGAAAATTATAAATTACTTAAATCATTAGAAAAACAAATTAATAATTATTCATCCGATACCAAAACAATGGATGATGATAACAGGCTGTATCAAATTGAAAATGAACAGCTGAAAAATCAAATTAAAGAATTAAAGGAAGATAAATAATGCTTCACTTTTCCGAAACGCCAGCTCTGACTTTCTCGAAAAATCTTTGGCATGCAGTATCAGATGCCTGGCTCTTTGTTTCTGCTGCATGTTAAAGTAATTGCTAGCGGTTTAAGGAGGACCGCTGGTGATTTATCCAAATAAAAAACCACTTGCTAGTGCAACAAAAAATAAAAAGGCGATATTTAAAATTACGATCAGCCACATAGGCATACCTTTTTTCTTTACTTGCTGATTATTTAATTGTTCTAAGACTTCTAATTTCTTTTTAAGATTTGCCATAAAGGTAAATTACCACAAAAATACCTTTTTAAAACCGCCACAGAAGCTCAGATTTTAACAATCTGAACCTCTGACGGTGTCTAGTACCTAAATTAATTTAGAAATTATGTTAGTATTTAAAGCTTTAGATTTTTGCTTTAACCTAACATCTAAAGTTTTGGATCGAATAAGATTGTGGTTTCCGTATCGATCTCTAGTAGTTTCAAATCGTGTATGTCCAACAATTGATTTTACATAGTTAGCTGTAAGTTCAGGATTGCTAGACATGGCATCGATTAATTGAGTAGCAACTCTATGTCTAAAAGTTTTTAGAGGAGCAAACTTAAATGGACTTTCATCTACTACTACATGACCACCTTTATAATGTATCTTTGCTAATCCATTAGCAGCATAACAGCTCCAGATCAGATCGCTGATATGAGCAGTAGCTACTGGTCCGCTGCCTTTGCTGGATGGAAATAAATAATTATTATAAGGATGATGTTGTTTTAAATAATCAAGCCAATAAACAAAGAACTTTTTAGCAGTAGCATCTAACTCTATAGACCTACGACTGCCTCTGTTTTTAGTACGATTAACATATCGGTTCTCATGACTTAACCAAGATCCTCTTATATGTAGATAACCATTGTCTAAATCCACATGAGATTTTTTTAAACCTTGCATCTCACCTCTACGCAATCCAAATAAAAACTGACAAGTTATAATTGCGAAAGTTAAAGCAGATTTAAAATCTTTATCTCTTTGGTTCAGCAAATTAGAAAACAATTTAGTAATCTGCTCATCTGAAATTACTTCAACTGCTCTTTCATATCTTGCATCATGATCTTCAGGTAAGATTGGACCAAAGCATTCAATTTTAAAATTAAGAGTAGATAGGTTTGGATTTTTTTCTTCCAAAGACATTCTACGCAAAAAGGTTCTGATGTTTCTACAAGTCCTGGATAAAGTCCTGTATGAGAAGCCAGCTTTGTGACAGCTCAATAAGAACTCTTCTAAGACAACTACATTAAAATCAGACAAAGATACTTCTGGCATGTGAGGCTCAATTCTTTGAGCGTAATCAGACCAATAGCTTTGCATGCTTTTTTTTGTATGTAATTTGCCTAATCCTGTTTCGGCTAGCCTTGCCATAGCATAAGCTTTGTATTCGCTTTTAAATGCGAAATTTAAGCCTTCTACGGATGGTTTAATGATGGTTTTAGCTTGAGATATAGATATAATTAAATTTTCTAAAGCTATTTCTGCATCCTTTTTTTCTAAAAAAGGTTTGCGCATAGTTTTACGGTCAGCTTTTCTTTGAATGATCCACTTACCGTCTTTTGGTGTTACACGATATTTCATGTTTTATTAAATATCTAACTCAGCTTATTTGGCAATAACTCGAAAGCAATATTGACAGTCACTCTGAATATTTAATCCATGAGTTGAAACAATATTTCTTAATCGTGAATTGTCGTGAATGATCGTGAAAAATCGTGAAATTATTTTTTCACAAATTACAATCATACGACAATACAATAAAGTATTGGAAAATAAGATTAACAGATATTCCTCCTAGTTAATTGTTAGGAAGAAACTCTGAGTTGAGGATTTCCGTACCGTGACAGGCAGGCGCTCTAACCAAGCTGAGCTACACCCCCAGGTATATTTCGTGAAAATTTCCTAGGATGCAACTAGGTACTGTCACTACTCATCGCTTCTTCAAATCCTATATAGCATAAGATTAGGAAAATCCTATAGATAAAATTCACGAAATTTTTGAAATAGATTTCACGGAAAATAGGATTATATTTGAAACATGTTCAGCATAAAAATCGTTAGTTCTAAAGAAACAAAAACTATGACCTTAGATGAGGAAACTTTAACTAAGCACGTAAAAGATTTTATAGTCTTTCAAACAAAAAAATTAGGACAGACTACTACTGTAGTTATTAATAATGGTGAGAGTTATACTTGGCATATCAAGTATTTGGCAAATTAGGTAGGTACACCAGGTTATCCAAATATAATTTCGTTAATCCTGGAGCAAATATGGAATGAATTTAGAGGTAGATTTGCTTAGATTTCTTGGTTCCAAGCCTATTATACAGCTCTTCCAGCTTTTTATTTAATACTGGCGCTGCCTTTATTTTTTCTTTTTTCCGCTCTTCTTTTTCTTTTTGAAGGCGGATTTGTTCTTCTTGTTGTAAGCGTTGTTTGAGTACATGCTGCTCCTTTAAATGGTTAAGATATTTAGTATGACAATCTTTAGTAGGCTCTTGTCCTACGTACTGTTCTCTACAAAATATTTTTTTATTAGCTGTTGCTATAAAGTATTGATTAGGCTCACCGCACCAATCGCATTTTGGTGTCATGATCCTAGTACGCTTTTTGCGCATTAAGTCCTCCAGGTTATTATTGAAAATTAAATTCTGCCTTGACCTCTGTAGGTGTTGCGATCTTTTTTGGAGTGTCTGCCTTTTCTCTTACGTCTTTTTTTTGGCGTAAAAACAATACCAACTTTTTTAGCCATCTTTCTTATTAGCTAAAGTTCGTGCAATACTTTCACCTGATCTACCAACGACATAACCACCAAGACCAATCTGTAGTAAAGTCCAAACATCCCCAGGCAGTTCAAAAGTAATTATAGTTCCTGTAAATAATTTGCAGACTGGACCAAGTATGTAATTCCAAATTAAAATAAAAATTAAAACGTACATCAAAGTAGGTCGCCATCCAGCAACAAACCAATTAGACTTAGCTTCTGCTTCAACAATAGATGCAGCTGCTTTTAATTCTTCGGTTCCTGATTGTAGTAATTGAGTATTAAGTTGAGCTTTTAATTTTTCGGCAAGGTCTTTATCTGGTACTGCTTTATCTACTGTAGAAAAAAGCATTTTAGCTAAAGGTGCAATTATGTTTAAGGCAGGTATCATTGACAATCTCTCATAAGTTCAGCAAGTGCTTCGCATCGGTTAGGAGTTTGTTTCCTCCAGGCACTTTGCAACATTTGATTTGCGGCTTCTAAAAAATCTTGTTCTTTTAAAGCTTGGATCATGTTTTTAAATTTTTTAATTTTATTACCAAGCTGGAAAGCCATTTCGATAAGCACACCGTAAGCTTGTTCAGGTATTGTTAAAACATTTTCTTCACACACCTGGTCGGCAATCTTGACAGCGTTTTTAAAATCTAATTCAAATAAATATTCAAGCTGCTCTTGAGGATAATCAAAGCCTGAAACAAAAGGTTCACCAGGTCTAACGAGATGACCGTAACCAATAGTAAAATTTCCAAGCGTGTCGGTATAGACTTGGCTTTTATATCCTTCGTGTTCTTTAATTCTTTTTTTTATTTCCTGCATTAGATAATGATTTGACTTTGCCAAAAACTCTTTTGGTTTGACGATTGAAATTCACATAAAAATTTTTAACTTTTAATTTCTTCTGAATTTCAGTCAGCGGTCTTTTTCTATGTCTTAATGGATGATCTGCTTTAGCATCAAAGAAATCTACTTTGCCTGTATGGATATTTACTCTTACAATATCGATAGGACCTACTCCATTTACGTTGGTAAATAATAAGTGATCATCATCAAGTAACTCAAGCATAGCAGTCAAATGAGCTGCAATACCGTTATTGTAATACTTCACTATCCGATAAATCTAAAAAGCAAAGCAAGCACTTGACCTGCTACCAAAACACCAACTGTTGCAACTATTTTTAAAACCAAATTTACTTTTTGGTCCAAATGCTCCAGGTGATTGTTTTGGATAGTGTCAAGTCTTTGATTAATTAAAGCAACTTCTTTATCCAATTTCTGGATAGTTACTTCTGTTTCAATCATGTTTTATATTATCTTGAGAAAGAACATCTTTAAAAAAATCTGACCAAAATTTTGTTACCTTCTTATTAAAAGAAAGCATATTGTTTTTGATAGTTTTATAATCAAAAGGATCTTTCCAATCTTCGAAAAAATTTCCGAACATTTTTAACTCCTATAGTTGTTGGTTAGTATTATGGATAAGCTAGCTGCTTATTAAATTCCTTTGCGCCAATTATTAAAATTAGCGATTGCGTTTTGCATTGGATCTTTAAATTTATAACCAAGACAAACGCCTACGATTACACCTACGATAAACATAGTTGCTCCTTTATTATTGTTAAAATTTGTATGTAAAAATTACAGGTAAAAATTACCTATATAGGTTTGACAGGAAACGCTATTGCTTCCACCTCATCTTTAGTTGTTAAACCTTCCGTAATATCTCTAAGTGCTTGTCTATATGCTTTCATTTCATCTGATATAACATTATCAGATAAAGCTAAATAATCTGTATCCGCTAATAGTTTATTTCTTTTAGACCTTAAATCTTGCATAGCCATATCCAATTCTACAATAGGAAATTGTGCTTCTATGTCAGCTTTAGATATTGGTGTTGTTCCATTTTCCCAAATGATTGAGTTTATATCTTCATCACTAACAGAAACTTCTGCAGTTGGATTTATTTTTAATATTGCATTTATAATAATTTGATTTGTCATAATTTTATCCAGCTACTTCCATACAAGTTAATGTTGATATACCTTTTTGACCAAAATTTACTGTGTTACCATTTTGACCTTTCATTTGTATAGAATAAGTAATTTGTGAAGTTGTATTTGGAGAATCTAAATAATAAACATGAATAGAATTTTCAGAAGTATATGCACTACCTGATACTTCATGTGTTCTTATTCCGTCTCCTGTTCCTAAATCTGTACTATCTCTAAAAAAAGTGTACCATGCTCTATTTGCTGAAGCACTTATTCCACCACCAAAACTACAAGTTATTAAAATTTTTGATGAAGTTGATGATGGCGTTATATTAACATCACAAGTATTACCAGCTTTTGTATAAGAAGCAGAAGTTGTTGACCTGTAACCTGTGTCTATTGCTGATTGAACTTGCAAAACCTTACCACCTACACCAGCAGGTAATGCTGTTACACTAGATAAAGAATTATTATTTAAAGTTATTATTGCCATAGTTATATTCCAAATGTTAGTTTAATTTCTTCTTCAGTTAATCCTAAAGCTAATAGTTTTTCTTTAGCAGATGCTTTTTTAGTTTCTGCATTTACTACAGCATCTTTTAATTCTTGTATTTTTGCTTCTACTTCTGCTTCAGTAGGTTTTGTAATTGAACTGTTATGCACTATAATATTTTCGTAACTTTCTCTATGTAAACCTGTCCAATCTTTTTTCCAACCAAACCATTGACCAGGATGCATATTTGCTAAAGCAAAATTTAACCATTGTTGATTATTCATCTTATGTATCTCCTAATCTTATTATTTGAAAACCTGTATATTGTTGAGTAGTACTTCCATCAACTGTTTGGGTAGTGTCGGCTGAAACTGATAATTTAAATTTCTGATTTGCTGTATCTGTAATATCAAACATATATTGAGTAAAAGCCGACATACTTGTATTTGATGCACCACCAAAATCTGAATTATGACACTCTCCTGTTGCTACACCTGTATAACTTGAATTATTAATTGTTGCTTTTAATTGTATTGTTGCATTTCTTGTTCCATCATTACTTCTAAAACCACCTGTACATCCTATCCAATAATATCCTGTAGATGGAAAACTAAAAATTCCAGAACTTTCAGTTAAACCTGTTCCTAATGTACCTGTTGGTGATGTATCAGCTATTTCCCAAT